ATGCGCGGGTCTCCGGCAATGCGCGGGTCTCCGGCAATGCGCGGGTCTCCGGCGATGCGGACTACGCCGTCGTTACAGGCTTTGGCCGATATTTCCGCGCGACCACATTTTTCCGCTGCAAGGATAAAATTATCCGCGTACAATGCGGTTGCTTTTATGGTGATTTGGCGCAGTTCCGCGAAATCGTCAAGAAAACCCACGGCGTCAGCAAATACGCCAAAGAGTACCTCGCTATTGCCACCTTAATGGAGTTTCATTTTTCTGATGAAAATCAGGAGGCCAACGAATGACCAGCTTTTGGGGGCATCAAGATAACCCCTTCCCGCCTGATGAACCCCGCCGCCCCCGCTGCCCTGTCTGCAGCGAAGAATGCGAAACTATCTACTTTATCCCCGCAAAATTCGGAACGGAAATCATCGGCTGTGATATGTGCTATAACCCCGGCTACTTCCCCGGTGAGGATGTCCAAGAGGACGACCCCTGGGAAGATTGCCGCTGTATGGAGGACTACTAAAATGACCATTGACGACATCAGCGCCCTGAAACAGGCGCACGCACTTTTGAAGGGCCGGCATCTTGCCGAGTTTATCCCAAACGGGAAGGGCATCAGCGCTTGCTATTTCAAAGCAGTGCAGGCTGCCCGCCGCATCTATTCCGAGAACATCGGCGCATTTGTACCGCTTTTCGCAAAACATGAATACGGCCTGAACAGCACCTATTTTCTGGCAGACGGCATTCCGGTCTACTACTATGACCTCAAAACCCGCAAGCCGGACACGTCCCTGCCGCCCACCAGCTGCTACCGCATACACCTGACGACAGAGGACAAGGAAGGAGAAGCAATCTGATGTTTAACGAAAAAAAGTCGGAGTATTCGCTTAAATCCCGTCAAGAGGTCCCCGTTATCCAGAGCGCAAAATACATTGCAAGCCGCGACAAAGCATTAAAGGCCATCAACGATAGACCGTACCTAAAAGAGTCTGATTTCTGGATTTTAATGAACGAGACCAAAACCGGCAAAATGATGTACACCGGCTTGATTATCAGCCACAACGCCTGCTTGAAGATTAACGATAACATGCCGGAAAAGGATAAGTTTAACCCGGATTGTGTGTCTGTCGACAAATCTGGCTACGGAAATTCTCTTGTTTTTACCTATGCAAATAAGGCACAAGGCTTATATGAGGTCGGCGAAGCATCTACGCAGAACTGTAAAAATGCTTACCCCTACGCAATGGCCTATAAGCGTTTGTTTGACCGTGTTGTTTTAAAAATCTGCAAACTTGCGTTTGACGGCATCTATTCCGACAGCGAAGCCGACGAATTTAAGGAACGTTATGAAGATGAGCCGGGGCAGCCACCCGCCCCGCAGCAGGAAAAGCCAACCCCCGCCGCCGCCCGCCTTGCCGCCCGTGCCGAGTGCCAGCGTGCTGTCAAAGCCTACTGCCAGAAGAACAACGCCGATGAAAATGATGCGTGGAAACTCATTGCAGAAACCATCGGCAAGCCCTCTAAGGACTTCACCGCAGAGGACTGGAAGCAGGGTCAGCAGATTGCAGAGGCGTGGAAATGAAGCAGCAAATTGCCATCAAGACCGCAGTTGTTATCGGCAACACAATTACGCTAGAATGTTCCCCCGCAGACTGCGATAAAGCCCGCGCCGTTATTGACGAGGGCAAGCCACTTGCCGCCGTCATCGGCACGGCATCGCAAAAACGCAGCCTCTCGGCCAACGCTTACGCATGGACACTCATGAACCAGCTTGCCGCCAAAATCAACCGCCCTGTACTGGACATCTACCGTGATTTGATACGCGACATCGGCGGCAGTTCAGCCCTTGTCACCCTCCGCGCCGATGCTGCAAAGACATTCAAAAACGGCTGGGAGAGCAAGGGCGATGGCTGGCAGGTTCATAAGCTCGATGAAATGACCACCCCGCAGGGGACTTTCTACAACCTGCAATGCTGGTACGGTTCGTCCCAGTTCGACCCCTCCCAGATGCACCGCCTCATTGAACTGATAGTGCAAGAATGTCAGCAGCAGGGCATCCCCACAATGACCCCGGAGGAAATTGCAAAACTGAAAGGACTGACAGACGATGCAGACCCGCAATGAATTCGGCGTGAAGCTTGACAAGAACGGCTACGCGCCGTCGCTGTTCGTACATGAATCGTTCCGCTGTTATCACTGCCACCGCTTTGGAGACACCGCCCGGCATGAAATCTACGGCGGAAGCCGCCGCAAGGCCAGCAAGGCGCTGGGCCTCTGGATTAACGTCTGCCCCGCCTGCCACGCTGCCATTCATTCAAGCGGTGACCTGCAAGACCACTACCACAAGCAAGGCCAAGTGCTTGCAGAAGCCTATTACCATTGGGATCACGACGACTTTCGCCGCCGCTTCTATATTAACTACTTGGAGGACTAACCTATGTTGAATGTTGTTGCTATTATTGGCCGTATGGTCAAAGACCCGGAACTCAAAACCACGAACAGCGGCAAGTCCGTCTGTTCGTTCCGCATCGCGAACGATTCCGGCTATAAGGATGCCAGCGGCCAGAGCCAGACAAACTGGCTCGATGTCACCGCATGGGGAAAAACCGCAGAGTTCATCTGCAAATACTTCCCAAAAGGTGCGCTGATTGCCATTGATGGCCGATTACAGACACGCCAGTATCAGGACAAGAACGGCCAGAACCGCACAGCCGTTGAAATTGTGGCCCAGAACGTGAGTTTCTGCGGCAGTAAGGAAAGTACCAGCCCCGCCCCGCAGAACGCCGCGCAGCGCCCCGCAGCCCCCTCACAGCGCACGCAGAGCATGCCCGACGTTTCCTATTCTTCCGGCCAGTCTGACGACTATGCCCTCATTGAGGATGAGGGGGATTTGCCGTTCTAGGAGGTGCGCGTCATGAAAGAAAGAACGAATGAAAGAAAGCAGCCGAGCCAGCTTGACCAGATTTTAGCCGTGCTGGAATCCGGCGGCACATTGACCGCGCTGGACGCGCTCGAGGACTTCGGATGCAGTCGCCTTGCCTCCCGCATCACAGACCTAAAGCGCCGGGGTGTCCCGGTGGCCTCCCGCATGGTCACCCGCCGCAACCGCTATGGTCGGCTTTGCTGTGTCGCGGAGTATTACATGGAGTGTTGAAAAATGGCTAACGAGGGTTACATAAAGCTGTACCGCCGCATGATGAAGTGGGGCTGGTATACCGATACACCCACAAAATGCGTGTTTCTGCACTTGCTGTTTCTGGCTTGCTATGAGCCGTGCTACTACAAAGGCGTCCAACTAGAACCCGGTCAGGCCGTTTCCTCCATCCGTCAAATTTCAACAGATACTGGCATAAGTGTTCAATCTGTCCGCACTGCCATAAACCATCTAAAATCAACACAAGAAATAACACAGTGCGAACATGGCAAATTTAGCGTATTTACGGTAAATAATTACAGTGACTACCAATGCGCTAACACAGAAACTAACAAACAGGTAACACAGAACCAACACAGTGCTAACACAGACCCTTATATAAAGAAGAATAAAGAAGTTAAGAATACCCCCTATAATCCCCCACGGGGGGACGAGGGTGTGCCTGTTTCAAAGCGGTTTGTTCCCCCCACACCGGATGAAGTCAACGCCTATTGTCAGGAGCGCCGTAACGGCATTGACGGAAGTGAATTCTGCGACTTCTACACAAGCAAGGGCTGGAAGGTAGGCAGGAACCAAATGAAAGACTGGAAAGCCGCAGTGCGCACATGGGAGCGTAGCCGCCAGCAGACGGCCCCGCAGGAAAGGAAGTGGATTGATTGAACCCGACACCGGAACAATGCGTTATCGGCGCAATGGTCTACGCGCCGGACAGCATCCTCTACTGCATCGACCACCTAAGCGAAAGCGACTTTGCGGACGGTGCCTGCGCCGCCACATTCGCCGAGATCAAATCCATGTACACAACACGCGGGTACTTCGCACAGGATGACTATGTGCTTATGAAGAACCGCGAGACCGCCGCGGTGTGTGCTGCATCGCTTCCTTCTATCAGCGGTTACCGAAAATTCGTTGCCGCTGTCAAGGATGCCTCTCAGCGCCGCAGAGCCGCCAGGATTGGCCTTCAAATTGCCGAAGCTGGAAAGAGTGTCGATGACATGCGTGGCCTGTCTGCGGCCCTCTCTGACGTTCTCACAGAGGACAGCGTCGATAGCCGCTGCATGACCGTTGCAGAGGTCGCAGACAAGTGGCTCATGGAGCAGAACGACAAGACAGACCACAGCATCAAGACCGGGCTCGGCGCGCTGGATAGGCGCTGCTCTATCCGCCCCGGACAGATGGTCGTTGTCGGCGGCAGGCCCAGTGCAGGCAAGACCGCGCTCGGTTTGCAGATGGCGTTGCAATTTGCCAAAGACGGCAAAAAGGTCTGCTTCTTTTCCTATGAGACAGACCAGGTCGGTTTGTTTGATAAGCTCATTTCCTGCTTTGCCCTTATCCCGATGGAAGAGATCGTCTTTAAGCGCCGCGCCCCGCAGGATGAAGAATACGCCAAGGCATGCGCAACTATCAGCAGCCTGCCGCTATGGCTCATCAATGCAGGCGGTCAAAATGTCGCATGGGTATCGGCTACCGCAGCCGCCAAACAGGCAGATGTCATCATCGTGGACTATCTGCAACTGATTCCCGGCAGGGGCAACAGCAGGTATGAGGTGGTCACAAACATTTCAATGCAGCTGCACACCCTCGCCCAGACAACAGGCCGCCTTGTCGTGGCGCTCGCCCAGATAAACCGCGGCGGCGTGGACGCACCGAAGGTGCAGGACCTCAAAGAATCCGGCCAGATAGAGCAGGACGCAGATGCAATCATCCTTTTGGGCAAAGGCGAAACCGAATACTATTTCTCCCTTGCCAAGAATAAGCGCGGCATCACAGGCGATTTGCACATCGCCTTTGACGGAAACTACCAACGATTTATGGAGATGACGGACTATGACTGATAAAGATTTTCTGCTCAAGCTCGCGTTTGCCGAGCTTGCATATGCAACCAACCTGCGCAGCGCCGCTAAAGAGAAACTTGAAAAGGCAACTGTTATTATGGACAGCGCGCAAAAGCACCTGCAAGAGGCCCTGCACACCGATGAAGTATGAAATCATCACCTACTCCCGCTCTACCGGCGACCTCACCCACTCCAAGCGCCTGTATTCCAAACGTTGGAACGCCGAAGCCGCCCTGCGCACCGCAGGTTACACCCAAAATCCAAACCTGCCGGACATATGGTACAGCGAGAAGTATTACGCGAAAGTAAAGGAGATTGTACCGTGATCCAAAAATACATTATCTCCCTGCCACCTATTACCAAAAAGAACTCCCAGCAGATACTTACCAACCACCGCACCGGCAAACCGTTCATCGCCCCCAGCAGGCAGTACAAGAAGTACGAGCAGCAAGCTATGTGGTATCTCACCCCAAAGCCTAAAGCCCCGCTATCAGGGCGCTACCGCGTCGCCACGGTGTTCTATATGCCGACCCGCCGCAAAGTAGACCTAACGAACTTGATGGAGGCCGCCCATGACACCCTTGTCGCCGCCAAAATCCTTGCCGACGACAACAACACCATCATCGCCAGCGTGGACGGCAGCCGCGTGATGTACGACAAAGAAAACCCCCGCACCGAAATTTTTATTGAAGAATTGGAAGTGTAACCCATGAAAGCCAGACTTCATCCCACCCCGGCCATGCAAAAAGCCATAGACGCTTATGCAGAAGCTAAAATTCAAGGCATCCAGTGCCGTGCGCAGGAGGCTGTCATGAAGGAGCGCAACGACATTGCTACACGAGCCACCTATCTGTGTCTGCTGGCGTGCTATCAGGTCGGTCTTTCTCCCCGCACCCCGAAACGGATTCAAGATGCAATGACCGGCCCCCGTTGCTGACAAATACAATGAGTACCGCAATGACCAGCTTGCAGACCTTTGGGCACAGGTAACACTACAGGGCATCGGCATTGATGCCCCTAAAACGGAGGAACCGCTATGAAACGATTTCAGATTATTTATACGATAGACGATGACCAAATGAAAATTGAAACGTACGTTGATGGATTTTCTACCCTTGAAATGCCGGCGGCGCTGGATATCAAGCGAGAAGACATCCCAGTCAAGACCCGCCAGAGCGAGTTTTTGAAGGCGTTTCCGAATGCACCTATTGATAAGGGCAATGGCGTACTATTCGTTGACCCATGCACGGTAGACAGTACCCAAAAAGGCAATAAATATTGCAGTATATCTTGTACAACTTGCCGTAAAAATTACTGGCTTGCAGAGGTAACCGACAATGGTAACGATTGATATCAAACTAAAGCCTTGCCCGTTCTGTGGTGCCTTCCTAGAAAACGAAGCGCCCAGCACTATCTGGTGTCATCCGCAAAACAGTTGTTTGCTGAGCCTCCGTGGCATTGTTGGAGCTGACCAAATCGCTCAGTGGAATACGCGCTACGATGCAAAGGGAAAGAAGGTGCTTGACGATGACTAAAATAACAACACTGCATCCCGGCGAACACTTCATGTTCAAAAACTTTGAGTGGGTCTGCCTTGACCCGAACCACCCTGACGGTGGCCTGTTAGCAATTATGGCTGAACCTTGGGCAAGAGATGTACAGTTCTGCCCAAGTGATAAATTTGCCGATGAGAAAGGCAACTGGAATAACTACCGCACAAGTAATGTGCGTGGGATTCTATCTGATATGGCGAACGCTGTTTTTGGTGAAAAAGGTCTGCTGTCACATACTGTTGACCTTGTTGCAGACAACGGCGACAGAGCCTATGGAACAGTGAAAGACACAGTTTTCATCCTAACCTGTGACGAGTACCGAAAGTATCGTGACTACATCCCGCACTACGACAGCTGGATTTGGACTTCTACGCCTTGGGGTTGCGGAGATAAGGATTCCGACACGGACAAAGCGAAAATCGTTCGCTTTGTGGACGTGGATGGTAAGATTGACATCACCTATGCGGGCTTCGTCAGTGCCGTCGCCCCGGCTTGCATTCTCAATCCAAAATCGCTCAATCTGCGCAGAATATGGCATGTGTAGAGGAGGTATCAGAATGAGCACAACAATAGGCTGCCCGATTCCGGGCGCAAGCCAGCCGAAAGAACCGGCGCGGCTGATTGATGCAAACAATGTTATGGAAGCGGTATTTTGCGCCGTTGAATTGTACAATTCCGAGTATCTTGCCATACAAGACGAAATCAAAAAAATTCCAACCATAGACCCCGAATCCATGCGGCCTACGGCGCATTGGATAAAACGAGGATATGTTTGCGGAGAAAACGAATACGAGTGTTCCGCTTGCCATCAAAAAGAATGGAGAACAAGCGCAAGTCGTATGAAGTATTGCATGTTCTGCGGCGCAAGGATGGTGGGCGTAGATGACTAACTGGGTAATCGTTATCCTTATTATCGCCGCCGTCTGTGTTTACGACCTGTGCGGCCTGCTCGCCGTCCTGTACATTAACCACACAGACCGAATGGACACCGTGGACGGCGCAGACAACGTTATTGTCCTTATTTTCTGGCCGCTGCTGGTCGTAACCCGCATCGGCATTGCATGTTATAGAATCATAAGGAGGCTTATAAAATGACTTCTACCCCAGCAGGCAACACCCAGCGTCAAAAATGGATGGAAAAATACGCCGCCTATCAGAAAGCCTTCATCGAGGCCCGCGATAAATTCTATGAATCCAACGCCGCCATGTCGGCTCACCCTGCCGATGGTATGCCAAAAGGCAACACCCGCTCTGACCCGGTGGCCCGCCTGGCAGAGAGGTACGATAAAGCCTATGCCCGGTACTGCCGTGCCCGCGCCGAGATGAACACGGCCTATTCCAAGCGGCACGAAGCTATGAATCCCCTCAACTCCGACCAGCAATCTGTCCTGATCGCCATTTACTTTGAGGGCAAATCACGCCGCGATACAGCAAAAGAACTGAACCGTTCTGATTTCTGGGTACGCGCCCAGGAACGCACCGGCCTGTTTCTTTTAGAGCTTCCTTCCGGCTGGGAGCTTGATATTCTCCCCTGACACAGCAAAGCCCGCAACTGTCGAGAAATCCTCGTCAGCTGCGGGCTGATTTTTTATTCCTGTACCGCCGCAATATTGTGGTAGTAACGCCCGGCCTTATCCTCCGGCGCGTCCTTGTCCTCCAAAAACGCCGCCGCAAGGTCTGCGTAAAACTCCGGTCTGTCCACGCTGTTTTTGCGTGCAGCCTTGCAGTAGTCGCTGTACATCATGTTCATCACAGCGGCCCACTTCCAAAGCTCGCAGGTCACACCGCGCGGCTCCATATAGGGCCGCGTCTGTTCCAAATCCCAGTGTGCCCCATAGCTGCCGTCCTCGTTCTTCATGTTGTACATCCAGCTCATGGCATCTTCTTTGGTAAGCTCTTCGTCCCCGCTGCCGCTGCACTTGGCGCACTCTTTAACATGCTCCCAGCATTCCAGCATTGAGGTCAACACCGCCACGCTGCGCTCATTCACAGGGTAATGCTCAATGAACTCGTCAATCTCGTGTTCCAGCTTTACCTTGTAGTCTTTGATCTTCTCCATTGTGTGCACCTCATGCCAGCTTTACAACGCTGGCGCAAACGTGGGTCACAGTCCCGGCCACGCCGCTCAGCACGGCGCTGATCGTCGGCGTGCTGCCGCAGCATACAGGGATGTACACGACAGTTTCCGCATGGAAAGTGGAAACTTCGTTCGCGGCCACTGTCGCGCTTGCCGTCATGCAGGGCAGCGCAGCGGTATCCTTCATACCTTGCAGCACTTCCGTGCCGGCGGCTCCGGCGGTAAAGGTCACGTCGTAGCTGATGCGGTATAACCCACTATGCCGGATGATAAATCCGCCTGCGTTCGTGTCGATGCTGCACCCGGTATCTGTGTTCAGGATGCCCAGTACATTGACGGGCGTTGCGGTAGCGGCCATCGTCTGTGCCGTGTTGTTGTAGGCGTTCTGTGCGCTCTTGAAATGGGGATTTTTCAGCCTTTCATTGCAAGCCATAAAACTATACTCCTTTCCTCAAAAAAGCCCGCACAGCGCTTGCCGTGCGGGCTGACGCTGTTACAGCGATTATGCGCAGCCGCCGCAGCCACAGAACGGGCTAGGGCCTGCCGTGTAGGTGTAGCCGTTGGGGTAACGCACAACGCCGTACATGCGATTGTCCATCTGCAAGGCATTTACCTTGTCGCGCAGCTGCTGAATCTCGTTGGCCTGCATCAGCGCACGGGTCTGCTCGCCTTCGGCGCGGATTGCATTCGTGATGTCGCAGGTCTGGCGGTCCATCTGTGCGGACAGGTTGGCCGTCGCAAGCCGGTTCTCGCAGCAGCAACTTGCAATCTGCTGCTGGATATTATTGCCGGTCTGCATTACGGTCTGGTTCAGATTGCTCTGGCCCAGCGCCACTTCCTTGCCCAGCTGGCCGATGTTGCCCTGCATCTCGTAGCCAAGATTGCAGACACCGTTGCCCAGATTTGCGATTCTGTCGTTCAGCTGGCCGAACTGCTGGCCAAACAAAATCTCCTGCTGGCTGGCAGCGGTGGCATACTGGCCAAACTCGCCCTGCCGGTTGCCCCAGAAGCCGCCGCCCATGAAGCAGAACAGGAACAAAATCACGATCCACCATGCGCCGTTTCCGCCGAAGCCGTTGCCGTCACCGGTTGCCGCGCGCAGGTCACTCAAAGAGTACCCATTGTCCATAGTATCCAATCCTTTCGTAAGATTTGTATTTATAAACCGTGTCGACCCGGCTTATATCAGTAAAATATACCCTTGAACTGTTCCGCCTGCTGTTTCAGCTGCTCAAACTGCTGCTGGCTCATTTGCCCATCAGCAAGCATCTGCTCCACGATTTTCTGCGGGTCTTTCCCCTGCATCTGCTGTTTGAACTGCATAAACTGCTGCACCACGTTCATCGGGCTATTTGGCATTGCGCTTTTCCCCATTGCCTGTAGAATCGGATTTGTCATTGAGCATCTCCTCCAATCGTTTCACACGGTTTTCCAGGCTGTTCACGTCCACCGGCGGTGCGGCCTGGTACGGGGTAATGGTGTAGGGGGTCAAAGTGGGATACCCTGCCCCATCTGTTGTCTTCAGCCATACCAGCGGCGCGGTCTCGTCCAGCAGCAGTGCGCTGGAATTCGGTGCCATTCCAAACGCCTTTGCGCCGTTCTCACCGCTCACCTTCGTGATGCTGCACGGCTGTAACGCCTGCTGCATCGTCTGCCCATAGGGGTTGCTGTAGGGGGTCTGCATACCGTAGTTATTCCAGTACATCCCGCTCACCTCGTCTTTCTGGTTTCATTGTACTACAATCCATCCCGCGCCGTAGGCCATTCCCACGCCAGTATCACGTCACTTTTGCGCCAAAACAAAAAAAGCGGGCAGCCACCCCTAAGGATAGCTGCCCGCTTATCACCGCAGTTTATTTTTTATGTTGCGCACCCTGCGATTCACCGTGCGTTCGCTGCAATACATCTCGGCTGCGATCTCGGCATTGCGCCGCCCATGCCGCCGCATATCCAGCACTTCCCGCTCATCGTCCGTCAGGCTGAATACAAGCTCGTCATACTCCGCCCGGTTCATGCAAAAATCAAACTTCATACAGCACCTCAAAACGGGTTTTTCTTGCCCCACTGCTTGTTAGTTTTCGCCAGATACGCGCGCCGCATCTCGTTCGTCAGGTCCATTTCCTTCAAACGCGCTACAGCTTCGGCCTTATCGGCTTTGCCGTTGCCGTTCGTGTCGGGGATGGTAGCCCGGTAGTTTACCCAGTCACGCAGCGCATCTGCGCCGTAGCTCTGGTAAATCTCTGCACCGGCCTTGTCGGCATACGTGCCGCCCTTTTCCGGGTACTTGCCGTTCTTGTCCTTCTTGTAGTACGCTGCCAGATAGGCCCTTGCAAAGTCGTCTCCGCTCAGGCCGTATTTCTGCATCCCGTAACCGACTGTAAACTTGTCCGGTGTCTGGTCATCGTCCAGCGTCTTTGCCACAGCACTGTAAGCCTGCATGTAGGCGGTGACCGCCTTGTCTCCGGCAAGGTTGCTGATGTTGTGCACAGTGCTGTCATCGTCAGTGCTGTCTACAAAGTTGCTTACTGCATCATCGCCAAACTGCGAATAGAGCGTATTCCACTTCTCCACGGTGTTCAGTGTCGCATCATCGTTGCCGCTCGTCTCCCGCTTTTCATCGCGCACAAGGTCAGTGGCGTTCTTCATCAGCACATACTGGCTGAATCCTTCCGCGCCGCCGTCCCGGTATGCCTCGTACTCCTTCGCGTTCACACCGCTCACACCGTCACCCACAGCGGCCACGCCGCCAGCGGTCTTGGCTACCGTATAGGCATCCTGCACAAGTGCGCTCTGCTGGTCTTCCGGCAGCTGCAAAAACATGCTGTTCTGCCGCAGCTCGTCAATCAGGTCATAGGCTGTCTGCCCGCTTGTCTTGGCATACTCGGTCTTTTCCTCCGGGGTCATGTAATACCCCTCGCCGTCCACCTTAATTTGGCTGCTGGCCTTCTCCGGCAAGACATGGCTGTCGTTTGTGCTGTCGTACAGTTCTTGCAGATACTCGTCAACCGGGGTAATGTTTTCGGCGCTCACATAACCGGGGCTAAGCATGTTGTACGCACCGCGCAAGAACATCCCTTCCGCTGAATCGTCCGTCCCGTCAAGACTCGCCTCTTCGCGCCCCCACTGGTCAATGTACGGCTCGTTGTTCATGCTTAAGCCGGGGATTTTGTTCTCCATCTTGCGGATATTGTACCCAATATCCCGTTCGGTCTTTGTGTCGCCCCCGCCGTAGCTGCTGCGCCGGGTATCGTCCACCGTCCGCGCCACCTGTCCTAAAGCCGTAGGCACAAACTGGTTAGCAAAGCTGCCCAGTGCGCTTGTTGCAAGCGTTGCCAACTTGTCATTGGAATCTGCATAGCTTACACTGTCCAGCGTGTCATTCAAGCCTTGCAGCATCGTGGTTTCCAGTACGGGCTGCGTGATCTGGCGCATCTTGTCCAGCGTCTGCGTCAAATTAAACTCTCCGCCGTCTTCCTGGTCTTTAGCAATCTGCGCACCAATCAGCAGCGGCACGCTCGACGGGCTCGCCCAGTCTAGCGTGTAAGTCCCTTTCCCTGGTATTTTTACGGCATAATTCTGGTCGCCCAGCATTTCACTGTAGTTGTCGGCGCGGTCATCTCCGCTCGCGCCGCCGGTCAGCATACCATTCTTGGCAAGCAGATAACCGGCCCCCAAAATTGCTGTGCCAGTTACGCCCTTTGCTGCAGCGTCCATTACCCGCGTTGCACCCTGACCGGTTGCCCCACGGTAGATCGCTTCTACTGCTCCGCCGACGGGGTTGTACTCCAATGCGTTCTTTGCAATGTTGATGGGCGTTTTCTTAAACGGCAAAATGCCTTCCGTAACCGCATAGGCAATCTGCCCGGCAGGGCCATGTCTCCGCGTATCGTTTGAGAAATTGCGGAACGCCGTGCTCAAAAAGTTGTCTTCGTGGAATGTAGCTTCCCGCGCATCTTCAAGCGCTTGCGCCGCAGCTTGCCGCAGTACAGACCGGCTGTGCTCATCCGTAGCGTCAAAAATGCTGCTGTCATACCCGCGCGCTTTTAAAAAGCTCGCCATGCTGTTGCCGAACGCGCTGCGCAAAAAGAAATTATCCTCTGCTTCCAGCGCGCCGCCGTTGATGTCGCTTAAACGCCCGATTGCTCGCCCAACAGGCGTGGCGTAGGTGTTTCGTGCGGCTTGCAGCCCGGTATCCATGTTCCAGCGGCCATCCTGATACAGTATGCTGTACATCTGGTTATCCGCGTAGTCTCTGGCGCGGTTTACCATTCGCCGTCCATCCGAAGTCAGCATTGTGCCGACAGCTTTCGTGCGTTCGTTCTGCGGCAAGGCAAGCTGCATCACGCCCGCAATATTGTCCTTTGCGCGCGTTACCGTGCCCATCATGACATTGCCCATCATGTTACGGATATGCGTACGGCTGTTGCCAAGCATGCACAGGTAACGGATGTTATTCAGTCTGTCTGCAAACCCGCGCGCAGGCATATAGTTTGCCATGCGCCCGTAAACGCTCATCTCAAGGTCGTAACGCTCCCGGCTGTCCGGCATGTCCGAAATCCGGCGGAAAGTGTCAACGGCATAGTCTAAATCTTCCTGGCTTAAATCGCCGATGCCAAGGGCCTGCCGTGCAAACGCGCCGTAAATGTCTTCAACAGTGCCGCCTGCCTGCAGTCTGGCTGCGGCAGCTCTGGCCTGTTCCTCGTTGATGTTTACGTTGCGTGCGCGGCCCATGCGTTGAATTTGCTCGGCCATATACTCAAGCTGGTCGCGCACATCATCACCGGTGTCCACGCCCTGACTATGCACAAAGGCCGTGAACTCATCATCCATCGGCCCATTCATCGTGTCGGCAACTTCTTGCGCTACATCGTGCAGCTGTTGACCCTGCCGCGTATTGGCAAAGCGGTCAACACTGTTCTGTGTGTACTGCTCAAACCGCCGGATTCCGCTGTATTCGTCAGGCTGCGCATATCGTCCGGAAACAAGCGCCTGTCCGGCCTTGCTCTGCCCGGCGCTTACGGCACGGTTGATATTCGCAATTTGGGCTTTCACTACATCGGCTTCCGCACTGCCTTCCGGGAGTTCTGCCAAACGCTGGCGCAGCTGTTCTGCCGCATGGCTGCCCGCGTACACATCGGAGGCATCCCATTGCCCACTCTGGATTTTCCTGTTCAGCTCATCTGCCACTGTGCGCCCGGCTCCGGTCACGCTGCCGGTCTGCTGCACAAGTACATCAAAATCCTGCGATGCCGTGTCCCTGCCCTCTGCCCGGCTGTAAACAGTGTGCGTCTGCTCGCCAATGCCAAGCTCTGCAGCGGCCTGGTCGTCCATATCTCCGCGCATAACACGCTGGTTCGCGTAGTCCTGGTTCAGAACTTCATTGCGGTTATATTGCGTACTTTCCGCGCCAACAGCATTTGCGGGCACACTATCACTGCCGTTCAGCGGGCGGGCCGCAACGCTCTGTGCCCTACTGTCCTGCAAGGAAGCGGCGGCATCCGCTGTGTCCGTACCGCCAAACATCCTGTCGTAAACGCGGCGGGTGTAGTCCGGCATATTGCTGTCAAAGCCCTGCACCTCAAGCCAGTCCGTAAAGTCCTCCGTGCCAGCCTGCCGCCCGGTGGGGCCGTCCAGAATCATGTCACGATAATAGTCTGCCGTCGCAGCCGCCTGGTCGGTATCCACCAAAGCCCCGCGGTTGCTGGCCGCTACAGCGGAAAGCAGGTCATCCACGCCGGAACCGCTCACGCCAGTTCCCATGTCGGCAAGCTCCATCAGGGCAGTGTCATACGGTAAACCACTCGTGGTAGAAAAATTTGTCCCGTTCTGGAAGTTGTACTGCTGGATGTTCTTCAAGCCGCTGGTATACAAAATATCCCCCGCCGCCTGCTCGTCCAGACGGATGGGGGTGCTTTTAAAGTAATCCCGCAGCGTTGCCGTCGCCTCGTCCACAGGCTCCGCAAAATCGCTGTCCTTCACAATGCCAAGGGCAATGTCCTTTGCTTCGTCTGCCATGCTCTCGCGCGTCGCGCCGCTCTGCATACGGCTGTACAAATCTTCAATGCGGCGGGTATAAACGCTGCGTCTGTCCTTGCCGGTTATTGATTTTGCCCATTCAGCCACCGTTCCAGCGTCCGGCGCATCAGGGCCTTGTACTCCTCGTCCGTTGCCATCCGCGGCGCTACCAAGCCCTGCTGTACCAGTCTGTCCAGCAAGCCCGCTTCCACCTCCTCCGGGTTGCGGTTCATAGCCTGCGCCAGTGTCAGCGTTGAGGGAAACGTCTGCTCGAACGCCTGCTCCCAGGTTGTCATTCTGAACACCTCCATTTACTTCATTGTAGCCGGCGGCGCGCTGCGCGTCAATCGGCAAACTGTCCGTATTTTGCAACGCAAGTTTAGCTTCATCGCCAATCTCCTGCTGGCGCTGCAACACAGCGCGGCGCAGCTGCTCAGCCTCTTTTTCCTGCGCGCCGTTCAAGTTGACCTGTCCGCGCAGCTCATCCAGCGTATTCAATGCGCTGCGGTTGGCTGCGTCTGGCGTGTTCATCTGCTGTATCTGCGCGGCAAGCCCGGTTGTGCCGTTGGCTTCCGGCTGCACAATGTTTCTTGCCGGTGCAGCGCTCTGTGCGTCCTGCACGGCATTGTCAGCTTGTTTCAAGATATACGGCGCGGCATCGTCTGCCTGCTTCAAAGCATCCTGTGCGGCATCCCCTGCCGTGCCTTTCAGCCTGTTGAACAACGCCCCGCCGATTTCCGGAAGCGCGTTCATCGCCACATTGCTTGCAATGTTCTTTGCAGTGTTGCCCGCAATCTCTCCAACGCTCTTGCCATCGCTCACATCGTTCACAAGGCTCGGCAGGGTGTCCAGCGCAAGGTCTGCTGTCGTGTCGGTCAAAATGCGTCCCAGCGCATCACCGGCACCAGCGCCCAGTACATCCCCCAATACAGGGATTTTCTGTGCCTGCCCCACAACGGCATTGCCCGCCTTGCCCATCGTCTGCGCAAGCGGTGTGCCCGCCATAGCAGTGTTGAACAGGTCGTACTGCATTCCCTTGCCGACAAGCGTGCCTGCCGCCGCCGCCATCGGGTCATAGCTCTTTGCGCCCTCAATCGCATTGCTAAGCTGCGGCAGCTCGGCGCCGGTCTCATTCGCAATGTCCGCCAGCTTATCCACGCTCTTTGTCAAAAACGGCACGCTGTCATACAACCCGGCTGTAAAGGCCTGTGCAGTCTGCCCGGCTCCGTTCATCTGCGCTTTTCCGCGCAAGGCACTGTTCTGGTTCAGCTCGGCATTCATGGCAGCCGTCTTTTTCGCGTAGTCCTCTCGGCTCAGGCCCTCTTTGTTTGCGGCAGTCTCAAACACTCGCTTCAAGCCGCTAAAGCCGGTGTTCTTCGTGCTTTTTTCGTACTGGTTTATTGCCGCCGCTTCGGCACTCGTCAGCTTGCGTCCCGGGGCGGCCAGCTCGGCGCGGTAATCAGCATTGCTCTGCAGCTTTTTAAGTGCAGCAGCAATGTCTTCCTGCTGGCTCTTGTAGTCGTTGCGCTTGTCCTTTGCAGCCTGCGTCTCTGCCGCGCTGGGGGCACTTCCTGCGGCGGCGTAACTGCTGCCGATAACTTTACCACCCCGCGTCACGGCGCGGCTCTGGGCGGGCTGTGCGGCGCTCACGAGACCTGTTCCGTTTCGCTCAGCATAACTCTTTGCAGCAGTCGTGCGCGCACCTGCTTTCTTCGCTTCCAGATACTTCTCCTGCGCGCTCTTTTCCTTTTCACTATTTGTCTTGGGTTTTTCCGTGTCCTCTGCTTTCGGCTTGCTGCCAGTCGTACTGCCTGTCGTGCCGTTGCTGCTTGCACTGCCGCCGAACAGCGAATCCAGCGATGCCGCACTTTCCGTGTCGCTGCCCGTGCCGGTGGTACTGCCGCCCTTGCCGGAAAATTTCCCGCTGGATTTTGCAGCCTTCGCCGCTTTCTTCGCCGCATACTGCTGCGCCTTTTGCTGCTGCTTGTACAATTCGTTTGCCGCGTCAAACTTTGCCTGCGCCAATTTCATCTGCCGATTCAAAACATCGTTGTTCAGGCTGTTTTCAAGGTTTGCACCCTGCACAATGTTGTTCAGCGTCTCGGTGTAGCTGTTATGCAGCACAGGCAGCGTCTTGTCAGTGGCGTTCATGATGGCACTGCCCTGCTGCTGTGCTTTCCTCGTTGTGCTGCGGCCAGTGCTGACATTGCTGGCCTGCGCCGTCTGGTATCGGTTTAAATACGCATTCAGCAGCGCATCTTCACGACCATTCATTTTCGCCATAGCTCAAGACCTCCAAATCCCCAAGCCTTCCCCCCAATGGGGAAGGTGGCCCCGCAGGGCCGGATGAGGGGCGGCTTGCCCTTTACCGCCCCATTCCTTTATTCGTAACTGTACTCCCACTGCCCGGTGGTTGTGTTGAATCTCTGACGAAGCTGCGGCATGCTGGCCGCCATGTTTGCGTAACCCTGCATCAGGCTGACAAGATTGTTCGTGTTGTTTGCTGTCAGGTTCGCAAGGTTCGTCTGATACTGGCTCAAATCCGCTGCATCGCCGCTGGCACGCTGGTTTTCCAGCTGTGCCATGTTGTTCTGATAGGTGTTCGCAAGGCTTGCCAGCTGGTTTTGCCGCTCTGTTTCCAGCGCGTTGCGGCTGTTGTTGTAGTTGTTCAGCATACCGGCTGTCGTGGTCTCGCTTGCACCGCCGTTCAAGCCCTGCGCACTAAGCTGCTGCGCAAGGTTGCGCTCGCTCATCATCTTGTTGATATACGCCTGCTGCAGGGCGTTGTCTGTGGCGCGGTTCAGCTCGCCCTGCCCGTACTCGTAGTTGGTTTTCTGCTGTGCAGCACTGCGCTGGTAAGCTTCCTCACGTGCTCTGCGCTGGGCCTCCTGCGCGGCGCGCATCTGCTCTTCTGCCCTGCGCTGTGCATCTGCTGCCGCCTGCTGTGCGGCCTGCATCGCGCTCTGCATCTGGTTGATATAACTGTTCATGTAGTTACTGCTCTGTGCCGGTGCGCTGTAGCTTGCCGCCGCGCTCCCGCCGCCAGAACTGCCGCCAGAGCTTCTGATAGAACCGCCGCCAGTGTAGCCACCGCGGCTACCTGTATTGCTTGTCGGTGCCGTTGCAACCGTTTTCGCAGTCGTGTACACTCTGTTCTTGTCGCCAAACTTCGTGGCTGTGGTCGTGCCGGGCTTCACATAGTAATCTTTGGTTGAGCCAAAAATCGGTCTCGGCATACTAAATCACCCCTTCCGCTCGCTCTGCGTGCCAAAATAAAAGGCCACAACCATCGTCACAATGGTCATGACCGTGTCAGGCTGTAATTTCTCCCGCAGCGCCAATGCCGCAAAAACTGCAACGACAACCAGCGTCACAATGGTTTTTACCTTGATAAGCGCAGCCAGATTTTTCAAAAAATCGCCCATAGATATGCACTCCCTTTCAGCCAATCAGATGATTTTGCAAAGCTTCCTTTGCCTTTTGCATCTGGTCAATGTTGTTTCCATCCAGATTGTGGTCAAGCAGGGCAAGCAATGCCTGCATGGTCACATGCTGCCCCTCGTCCATGCGGTCAAGCCGCTGTTTATCTTTTTTCAAGAATCCCTCCATGGCATTCACCCGCTCTTCAAGCTTGGTAATGCGTTTGTCCTGGTCGGTCTTCGGCTTTTTTACTGCGGTGATGACTTTGCTGATAGCCACGCCCCCGGCATACAGTCCGGCAGCAGCGCCAGCCGCGTAAATCAAAAACGCCCAGGCATCCGCAAGCGTAAACGAGAATACATGCTGCATCGGCATCACACCTCCACAAATTTAGCGTGATACGCCTTGTCGTTGTCCAGCCCGTACTTCTTGGCGATGAGGTAGAACTCCATCGCCGCAGCGTTCGGCAGGACGACGTGATCCAGCCATACCTCCTGATGCGTCGGCGCGGCGGGCTTGTCCTCTTTGATGGCGGCATCGTACCGTGTCAGGTTGAACTGCTTCACGACGGCCAGCAGACTTGCGGTATACGTCGGGCTGGTCGCCCAGCCGTCGGCGCGGATGTACTCGCACGCCTTGTTGATGTCGGTACAGCCGACCAGATTGGAATAGCGCGGCATGGTCGTCAGCTTCTTGATGTAGTCCTCTACACAGGCGGCCATCGTATCGTAGGCGCGGAAGCCCGCCGTGATGGTGATGTACTTGCTGCCGTCCCACTCCTTCGTAGCCTTGTTGTACACTCTGCCGCTCCAATTGCTGGCCTTGATGCCGAACAGGTTGTTTGCCTGTACTGCAAGCTCGCTCGTGCCGTAGGCGCTTTCAAGGCAAGCCTGCGCAATGCACAGCGACGGCAGAAGATGTGCGTTCAGGCAGCGGCTCTGGCACTTCTCGGCCATAACGTCGATGAACGTCTGCTCCTGCGTTTTGGCGGGTGCAGCGTCGGCCACGTCGCCCTTCAGGCGCTTCGTGACATGTGCCGCAATGTCCGGGAACTTGCTTTTCAGGTACGGCCCGGGGCAGGCGGTAGCCGCGTAGAAGCAGTGCATCGTGAGCGAGCCGTTCTTGTCGCCGGTATAGGTCAGCTCCTTGATGCCGTTGCGGCGGCAAATGTCGGTGCAGAGGTCGAGCAGCGCCGCATAGGCCTTGTCGCTGACGTGCCAGTCCGGTGCGCCGCTGTCGTTGGCGACTTCGATAGTAATGGCCCGCTGGTCGTTCCACGGGCTGGAGCTGCACCACGACCTGTCCGCCTCGTGGCAGAACAGACCGATACGCCCGCTGGATTCGATGGCGTAGTTTGCGCTCATCTGGCGGGATTCTTTGCCAACAATGGAGCCGAATGCTTCCAGCGAGGTATTACCGGCCATATGGTGGACGGTAATCTTGGTGATGGGCTGGCTCCGGGGCCGGTTGCAGTTTGGGCTGATGGCCGTGTAAACGGCCAGTGCAGAATCACTCATTCTCGTCCTCTCCCTTCCCGTTCGACAGCTCCTCGTCCATTTCGGGCGACAGTATCATTTCATCCTTCATGGGTTTCACTCTCCTTTTCGTTGGTGTCGTTTTCTTTGTCGGTGGTATTTTCAGCGCCGTCAATCTCCGGCGTCTCCGTAACCTCGTCTGCGCTCTCTCTCGCGTCCAGCGCATCATAATACGCCTGCGCCAGCGTCTCCACCTCGACAATGTCCGCCTCATCCAGCAGGCCGTTGTCGTAGTGCGTGTACGCCTTGTCCAGCCAAAATGCAACGTCACGTCCTGCTGCAATCTCTCGCTTGATGCTGCGCAGCGTTAAGTCGTGCCGCGCTTTACTCTTGATAGCCATTTTATTACTCCTTTCAGTTGATAGAAGCAACCGCTGCTTCCAAATCGGTGATCCGCTTAATGGGGTCTGCGCGTCCCGTCACAGTCGCGCTGTCGGCATCGGTCAGCACGGTGTTCACTCCTGCAAGCGCGGGCAACGGCTGTGCGCCGGTGGCAGTGAAGGGCACAGGCTCTGCCAGCTTGTAAACAATTTGCACAGGTGTTCCTGCGGCGTTCTGGGCGACAAGGTAGGCACGCCATGTATCCACGGTATATTTATCAGATAACATATGTCCTAAATATACAGTGCCATTGTTTTCGACGATTACGCAATCACCAGAATAATTCCTTTTAACATCGAAATGTGTACATATTGCTTTCCCGCTATCTGTCGGCGATAGCAAGTTGTATACACCAATAAGTGTATCTCTAATTCCCCAACCTTCTGTCCCATCAAGTGATTTGACTTTCCACGTTCCCGCGCCTTCACCGCTCACCTCGTCCACCTCACCGCCATACACGGTTTCAGGCAGGGTCAGGGTGTTGGTGCTGCCGATGTATGGTGTGTAGGTGGTGGGGGCGGTGGTGCCAGGAACGATGTACGGATATATCGTCTTATCAACCGTTGTGCCAGTAATCATAACAAAGTACCAATACTTAGTTACGTCCCCAGCCAAAACCTCAAAAGCGCCGTTGGTGCTTATCCACAAGCTTCCCCCATTTCTCCGCACCACTATATTAGCGGAAATTCCTGCACCAGAATCAAGCCCGAAGTATTTTCCGGGCGGCAGATGCCAAACCGGAAACGTTGGGCTATCAGCATTATTCAGTGCTGTGCCGGATATATGAATACCGCCATCCGGAACATACTCATATGTGATGCCGTTTTTTGTGAATTTATTAAATGGGTTTATTCTCAGCAGGTTCTCCCCGCACCGCTCCACCGTCACGCTGTCCCTGCCCTTGATGGGACGAATGTTTTCGTAAGGTGCCCAAGCTGTGGGCGTGCTGCCCTTTTCAATCTGCGGCTGTACAGTGGCTTTTACCGTTGCACCAGATTGAACTCGAATATAAAGCGATGTATTATCACTTGGTCTAATCACAGTTAAACCAGATACGAGTCCTTGCGCAGAAATGACGTTTTTACCTACAATACCCCAGTTTATATCCGTTGAGAGCGAGACAAAATAGGAAAAGTTCGCAATCAGGACATAGATTGCGGTTCCTGTAGCTGTGCCGTTTACAACCACTTCTCCTGTGTTCAAGCGAGTGAAAGTGATACCATTACTTGTCTTCGTTGCAGCCTCATACTCTGCTGGGTTTAGCTGATTCTTCCCGCCGCCTGCCGGATACGGTGTCCCGCTGCCTTCCTGCACAGGCTCCCAGCTGGCTTTTACCCCCAGCGGGTATCCCGCAACGGGGTAGCACACAACAGGGTTGCCGCTTTCTTCAAGCGGTGGGCAGAGCATATCAATGATGTGCTTGCTGCTCCACGGTGCGTCCTCGCTCACCGCCGCATCATCAATCTGTACGCCGTCCTTTCCGGCAGGCCCCTCCGGGCCAATCTCTCCCTGCGGGCCAGTATCACCCTTGGGGCCAACCGGGCCAGTTTCGCCAACAGGCCCCTGCGCGCCGGTATCGCCCTTCTCGCCTTGTACACCCTGAACGCCCTGCTCACCTTGGGGGCCGCGCTCTCCGGTGTCGCCCTTCTCGCCCCGTGGGCCTCGCGGGCCAGTTGCACCCGTTGCCCCGGTAGGGCCTTGAACTCCCTTTTCTCCTTGCGGCCCCTGAGGGCCTACGGGGCCTCGCGGGCCAGTATCACCCTTGTCGCCTTTGTCGCCTTTGGCTCCATCCTTGCCGTCAAATTTGCCGTTAGCAGCATCATTTCGCAAGTTATCAGCCGCATTCTTTGCTTCCGCGCTGTTCTTTTCTGAGTTAAGTGCAGCCTGCAAAACCTGCGTGGCAAGTGATTCACTGGGTTTAAACGGCTCAGTTCCACCAACGGGGCCGCGTGTAATCACGTTGTATCCCTGCGTTTTTGTGATGCGCTGCACACCATTGGCAACGCCGCAATACACGATAGTGCCCGTACCCTCATTGGCGGTTGCTTCGGCAGGCACATCAATCAGGCCGTTTTCCGGCAAACGGATTTCACGGGGTTCGCCCTTCGGCGGGTTAAACGTTGCCGTTACAGCAAGCCCGCTCCACGTATCGTCAAGGGTCACATGCAGCTGCTCGATACCGTAACTGCCAAAAGTGCCAAGCGATAAGTTCCCGGGTCGCACACTGTATCCTTTCAGCTGTACATCATGCAATGCCATTACACGCCCTCCAATCTGGCTTTAACCGAATCGCGCCACTTTCCCGGCACATCTTCAAGTGTCATGCGGCACACATAAAACTGCACCATTAGGTAACACCTCCCTCTACCGCCGCCCACCCTCGGGGTCAGCCGGTGCGCTTCCACATATAACAGGCCGTGTACTTGTTCACGATGGGCATAGGCTTGTTGCCGCCAGTTGATGAACTTTCTGTTCCCTCCTGTACTCTTGGGTTGTATGGGACTCGTCCAATCGGGGTTATATATGCACCCGCTTCACTGTAACTTGACGGGTATCCCTTTTGGTATGAGGCATATGCGTGAGTGTGACTTGGCAACTGTTCCACCGTTTGCGTCACTTCCCACGCACCGCCAGTACTGCCCGCCGGGTGCGTGCTGTCTGCCGCCCGCAAAAAGCAGTCCGTGATCCGTTCCCAGCTTGTCCCAGGCCAGCGCTGTGCCGGTTGAATTTCGCTCATCGTTGTGAGTATGTCGCCCACCCAGTACGGGCATACGTTCAAGGGGTTCTGTGCTCCACTCATTGGCTCACCTCCAAAACAAACACCGCCGCACTCGTCGGCGCGCTGTTCGCATAAAACTTAACCACCCCGTCTCCGGGTTCCAGCGCGGCTACCATCCGCACCGCATCCGTCACCCTCGTGAGGTCGGATACGATAACCCGGCTGTCTGCCGTCACCCCGGCTACCGTGACAGTGGTGCAGGTGGTGTAGCTGCTCGTGCCGCCGTCGTCCCACGTCACCGTGCATTCGCCGGAAGTCCAGGCTGACGCAGGCACCGTAACGGTTTTGTAGATATGCTTGTTTTCTGCGCCCACATCCTCCGCATTCAGCCATACCGATTCCCCGGTCTTTCCGTTCACGTTCTGGATAACACCCGGGTCGCCTTTCTCACCCTGCGGGCCCGTCGCACCGATTGGGCCTTGTTCGCCTGTCAAGCCCTGGATGCCCTGCGGCCCTCGCTCGCCGGGTTCCCCCTTTTCCCCCTGGATGCCCTGCGGCCCTTCCGCGCCAACTTCACCCTGCGGCCCCCGCGGGCCTGTCTCACCGGTAGCGCCTTGCGGGCCCTGTGCGCCCTGCGGCCCCTGCGGGCCTTGCAAACTGCCGATCGGGTTCCATTTCTTGGCGTCCACATCCCAAAGGTACACAACGTTGTCGGTCTCGCTACCAACCGCGTAAGCGTCGCCCTTGTTGCCGGTTGGGTGTGCCCCTTCCAGCAGCGTTAGGCTGTCGTAGCGCCCCAGCACAACAAAGCTCGTGCCGTCTGCGCCCTTCTCACCCTGCGGCCCCCGCGGGCCTGTCGGACCTGTTGCGCCGGTAGGCCCTTGTGCGCCGTTCAAACCCTGCACGCCGCGCGGACCTTGAATCCCCTGCGGTCCCTGCGGGCCAATATTGCCCTGTGCACCTGCTGGCCCCTGCGGGCCTGTCGGACCTTGCGGGCCTTGTGCGCCGGTATCACCTTTGCGCAGCGCTATCTGTGTCACGCCGCCATTGTCCGTAACGGTAGCGCCAATAAATTGCATCCGGCTTCGCTGCGGCATTTCCTCGCCGCCATCGTCCAGTATCAAGTGGCCGCTGCTGCCGGTTGCCTGCCATGCCTTGCCGTCGCTGCTCGTCTCAATGACTTTATCGCTGTTTAGCCGGATATACAGGCAGCCGCCCTCATTGTGGGTGCGGTTTTCCAGCTCCATTTCGTTCAGGGCCGTCACAAGCTGGTTGAAAATCGGCACAATGACTTCTCGCGGTATTTCATCCATGACCCGCTGCATCTCTGCCGTGCTGTATCCCGGGGTGTCCGGTTTGCCAACGTTGCCTTTGCCGCTCAAATCGGCTGGTAATATTTCTCTAAATGTCATTTTCTCACCCCTTAAAGTTTCCGTTTTCCACAAACTCAACGGCAATCTGCATCAATCCAAACGGCTCATTTAAGGCATTGTTTGCAAAACGAAACCGCGCCTTGTCCACTCGTTTGATTCGGATTTTGTTGTGCAATGTCCGCGAAGTCTTGTCGTTAGAATAAGTAAGGCGCGAATAGCGCAGCTGGTGATAGCTAAAAAATCGTGCGTGCACGCTGTCGTTCCAGATATTAGACCAAATGCCGCGCTTCATGGCATAAACTGCAACGCTCGTTACAACACTGGGGGCCATTTGCAGCGCCAGATAGCGGAAACTCTTGTTCTTATAAAAAAGCGTGCCAGCTAAGTCCGGTGTTTCCCATTCGGCATAAATCACAGCGCCGTTATCGTTGTAACTGGCAATATCATCTGGGTCATTGTAAAACTGGTATACATTCCCGTTGTCAGCGCCAAAATATAGGTCGGTCTCGTCCACCCACATTACACGCGCCGGGATATTCGTCTCATAAAAGCAGGCATATTGCCGGGTCGAGTATGGCTCGTTCTTGTTCGCGCCTAAATTCTGCTGTCCGTCCAGCACGTAGGCAACGCCGTTCAGGCACAGCCAGTACATATCCTTGTATACACAGGCGTAGGCGTCGCCCTTTCCTGCTTCGGCCAGTAGCTTGCCGTTCATGTAGTAACTGCGGTTCTGGCTGAATCTTTCGCCAACAATGTCACTGGGCGTGATTGCATAGATGCCTAAGTTCGTTAAAAACATTGGCTCGTTCGCGCAGTAGGCAAAACTGTATTTGGCGATTGCGCCCGGCCCCTGGATCGTGTTCGTAACGGGGAACGCCGGTTCATTGTCCACCAAATTGCCCTGCCGGATAATTACGTTTCGGTCTGTCTCGTTCTCGTCCTTGTGCGCCGCAATGTGGTTCTCAATGATGGAATATCCCATGATGGCGCTTTTCTCTGTGCCTACCTTGCTGTACCCGGTGTCGGGCCAGTATGTCAAGTCATACTGCCCGCTGTACCAGTCCTGGTTTGGATAGTCCGGATTCCCGCTTAAAAACAGGCGGTCAGTCGCGCCGTTCACGCCGAACAAAATGCCAATATTACATTTGTTGATTCTGTCCGCATAGCCTTTCACGGTACGGCTTGCGGTGATCTCAATGTTGTCCTCGCCGGTAACAGGGCTTTTCCCCGGCGCAGTGTTGAACGTCACCACTCCCGTTGACGCATTGCAGCTGTATCCGCCGGTCATAGTCTCCCAACTGCCGCTGCTCGTCAACTTGCGCACCGTCACATTGGCACTGTCCAGCCCGGAAAAACTCAAATGGTACTGGGTGCTGGTCCCGTCTGCTAAAAAAAGTTCCTTGAACTTCGGTTGCAGCAGGTTCAACGCATCATACTGTTTGCCGCCGCCGGACGGTGCTTTTGCAATCGTCAGCGTCGGGATTTTTGCATCGTCACTGGCTTTTTTTACAGTTTTGCCGTCATAGACCAGCAGGCACTTTCCGTCGGCAATAAACAGCTTATCGTCCATCTGCCAGCTTTTGCTGCGGGCATCTGCCATGTCACTGTACAGCGCCTTGCCCACTTCCTTGCCGCCATCTGGCAGCTCGTATAGCGCCGTTCCCGCATGGATAAGGCTCTTACCCTTTAGCTCGTGGAAACCGTTCACACGGGCCGGAAACGCTGCTCGTAGCTTATATCCCATCCGCTTGCGCACCTTGCCGGGCTCTGACCGTATCATGTTCTGCGCATTGGGGCTTTGGCTCACGCTTACATTGGCGGTGTTGCTGGTATAATCAATGCCAAGCAGTTTATCAATCGCAAGTTTGCTGCGGGCAACCTGGCTGGGTATCGTAAAAGTTGCCATGCTTACCACCACCCTGTATTGCTTGTAAAGCTTTCCTTGCTTACTGTTCTCGGGTTCTTCAGTCGTTCAAAGGCGGTCTCAAACTCGTTGCGGTAGTAAGTGGCAATGGCAATGTCATCATCCTTGTATAACTGGCTGGCAATGTACAGCGGCAGCAGTACAACGGCATCGTCCGGCAGGTCGATTTCTTTTGTGTCCGGCGTTTCCAGCGTCAGCGTTGCGGGCTTAGCATCGTAGAAAAACTCAAACTCTCCCTCAAAATCAGCCGGAAAAACCAGGTACTTGCCGCCGTACAGCTCCACCCCGTCTACAGGTTCCGGGGTATCGTCCACCAGCTTGTACACCTCAGTAGCGCCCATCCGCCAGTAATCCGGCACCTGATAAACCAGATTCACAGTCAGCTTTTCGCCCTTGTCTTTGTCTACCATGTAGCTTTTGCGTAAATACCGCCCGGCAGTGCAAATCATTTCAATGGCTTCGTTGGCTGCCTGCGGCATCGCGTTTAAATATTCTTTTGTCGCTTCGTCGGGGTTCGAGAGGTCTGTGCCATCACTGGCGAACATCTTTTGCAAGGATGCCAGCTTGATTTGTTCCCATGTCATTTGCAATCACCCCCTACTGCATGGCTTCCTGTTTGTCCATCTCCTCTTTGATGGATTTCTGCATTGTGGCTGCATACGGGAATCCGGTCTCTTTCAGGTAAGTCCACAGCCGGTACTGGCTTATAGGCTCGGTAATGTTGCCAAAACCACCCGCCTGATACTTCAAATCGACCATATCCCACAGCCGCTCGCGGTTGCTGGCAAGGTTACTTGCCGGGTCAACCTCAATGATAAATTCATCGTTCCAGTACAATTCCCCGGCTGCGTCCCGCTTCAAAAACTCCATCCTGTCAAAATGCCCGAACTGCTGTTCGCCGTCCGTGTCGGTCTCGGTCATCGGGTACGGCTCATCGGCATACGCCAGCAAAAACTCAAACATCATGCGGTACAGCTTCGCATAGGCGTTGTTCTTCATCTCGCGCTTGCTCTGCAAACGACCTGCGCTCTGGTTCGCGCTGAACTGCTTCGCACTGCCCGATGTAGCGGAAGAATCGTACTTGCCCTGAAACGCGTCCGTAATGCCCAAAGTAGATTTCGCCCAAGTGTAATTCATTTCCAGCATGTTCTGGTCGTTCTGCACATTGGGCTGCACATTGATAACATCAATCATGGCTTTCTGGCTCGGGTTGTCCACGCGCAAAATTTTCAGCTCATCATCGTTCAGCTCCGCGTTTACGCCCTCCGGCAGCACAACCCAACTGCCGCCTTTCAGCAGCTTTTCCTGAATCTTCGTGCCGTATTTGTTGATAGCCTGCTGCTGGTCAGCGATAATATCTACATCCGACACGCCCAAAAACTTGTCCGATGCCGCAATGTTTATCCGCTCCACGATCGGGAACCCGTGCGGTTTGTAGGCCGGTATCTCGTTGGCCTCCATCTCGCCCGGCATCATAATGACCTCGCCGCTCTCGTTGTCAAGCTGTACGCTGCCGTCCGGGTTCACAATGGGCACATCCTCGCCCGGCACCTGTGCAGGCAGCACCTCGCCGCTGCTAAGCACTACATCCTGTGTCAGCGTAAGGGTCTGTACCGGCTGTTCTTTAAACTTCTTGTTCCCGCAAACACAGACATCCCCCACGCGCCGCCGTCCGCATTTCGTGCAGACCTCTGCCGTCCGCGCATAATAATCGGGAAAATCTTCAAGCACCTGACACCCTACCCAGCTAAACATGCCTACTGTGCCCTTGTCGTGCTTGTAATAGACAATGTTCTGCGTCACAACGCCTGTGTGGGTGCTGTCATCGCCCCCGCGCGCGTCCGGAGCGTCCTCTGTGTCGGTCTCAATGGTAATGCCGTACCGCGCTTCCAGAGATTCCTTGCTCTTTGAGACCTGCACAAAGATATAATCCATGTCCTCAATGCGGTATACACCCGGCTGCGGAATGACCTGCCGTGGGTGACGCATCTCTACTTCAACATCGCCCAGCGTGCAGTGATACCCTGCAACCGGGTTCCACTCCACATGGAAAAAGTCCGCTCCCTGCACCGGCACTGTGCGTTCGCTTCGGTCGTTCAGTTCAATAAACCGCATCCGCCGCGCCTGATTGCGCAGCATGTTTTCGGCTTTTCGCGCCAAGTCCCGGTCTTCCGCATGGATGGCTGTGACCTTCGGCATCGGGTAGCTGGAATCCACCTGACTTTCAATCAGCTCATAGATGATATTGCGCACATTTGTGGCGTCCTTTTTGGCGCCCTGTATCTCGTGGCTGCCGTAGTACATGGCCTCGCGCTTGCGCATCTTTTCCAGGGTGTCACTGTATGCAGCTTTTGCGTTGGATAGCTTGCCCTGCCATTTTTCAAGGTCTTTTGTCTGCTTATCGTCTTTCTTCATATCGTCACTCCTGTGGGGTCGTGCCCCCGCAAATGTGATAAAAAAGCGGCCCTGCCTAAACAGGGCCGCTGTGCTTATGCTTTCTTGGGTCTGCCGCGTTTTACTTCCTTGGTTTTCTCTGCCAGCTTGGCATCATAGCTGCCGTCGGCGTTTACCGACACAACCACATAGGTCAGCTTGCCCTCTGTAAAGGTATCACCCGGCTGCAATCCTTTCGGTGCCATATCAGGTCAACTCCGTACCGGCAGCGGCGCCTCCGAGCAGGATGTGCCGCCAATCGCCAAAACCGACGCTGAAACGGCAGCGGCAGCTGGAGACCAGGTTATGGGTGCGCACATCCACATCCTGCTCAATTTCCAGCGGGGTACGGTCATAGAACATGTTGCCCATCAGGTCTTTATTGGCCTGGCTGGACATGATGATGTACGGCTCGGTGCCATCTGCAACCTGCCAATGGTGGTCAACTACAAGCTTCCACATGCCCTTGTTCACGTTTGCATCGTTGTAGTTGCTGCCAACCTGCTGGTCACTGTTGATGATCTTCTTGCCCAGCGTAATCAGGCGGTAGGCGTTGCCGGGCACGATCAGGGTATCGAAGGTGTAGCCCATCACATGGCCGGTGGCGTTTTTAAAGTTCATGCCAATGTTGGCAAGGCGGTTCAACATGGCATCGTCATTGCCAAAGGCATTGGTAAACACGTTGGACTGGGTCGTAACGCCGGTCAGGCCGGTGTGTGCCTTGTCAAACAGGGCCAGGCCGTCGGCGGTGGTGCTGTCCAGTCCGGTCTTGCTGCCGTAGGTAAAGGTCTTGGCGGCACTGGTCAGCGCGTTGCTGCCAAACTCTGCACGGCTGCGCTTGTAGGAGCGTACATTGGCGGCTGCCTTAGTAGCAGCAATGTCAAACTGCAAGTCCTCTTTCATGGTCTTTGTGACTTCAAACAGTTTCTTGAACTCGCTGTGGGTAATCAGCTTGGGCTCAGTCTCTTTCAGGGTATCGGCCGGAGCTTCTGCGCCCTCGTCCACAACCTCAAAGTTGCCAAAGGTAGACAGACCCGCGATCTTCTCACCAAAGCGCTTGGACTTCTTTACGTTGAACAGGGCGTTGACAAGCTCGTCGTCGTTGTTCTTCTCGTTGTCGGTGTCTTTCATCTTCATCTGGATCATGTCGGCCCATTCGTTCCAATAATCATTGGCTGCGCCGCTGGATTTACTAAAAATAACTGCCATTTATCGTGGCTCCTTTCAAATCGAGTTATAAAGTTTCTGGATTTCTGCGTCGGATTTGTCCGGGAACGCTTCTTTCGCAAGGTGCAGCATGCTTTCGCTCATTACCTTTTGGGTTCCCGGCTGCGCCTGCCCACCGTGGGCAGAAAGATGGTTTTTACCGCGTGCCGCGTTGATAGCTGCCTGTTTACCGGCCTCCGTGCCGCTCTGTACAGCCTTGCCATAGTTCAGCGCCTTGTAGGCGGTCACCATGTCCAGCCCGTTTTTCTGCACAAGCTCGACCATCTTGTCAAAATTTTCAAGCTTGGCAAGGTCTGCGGTGGTTTTCAGGCTCGGCTCAATTTTTTGCAGCGCGGCAAAGTCAGCATTGAACGCTGCCTGCGCCTCGTCGTTGACTCTGGCGGCTTTCAGCTCCTCCATCTCGGCTTTCAGCTGTGCCTTCTCCGGGTCGTTGTCGATAAGGCGCTGCAACGCGGCTCTCTGTTCCGCTGTCTGGTTCGCCGTTGCCTGCTCAATCGCACGCTGACGGTCAAGCTTGTTCTGGGCGTCCAGTGCGGCGAAATAGTCCTGCATCGACTTGACCGGCGCGCCGGTCTCGGGGTTTTTGTACCCGGCAAATCTCTGTGCAAACTGTCTGTCCACACGCTGCTGCGCCTCTTGCTCGCTGCGCTGGCGGGCAATGGCCCATACATTGTTTGGGATTTCCGGTTCTGTGGCAGTTTCCGTGTTTTGGGCGGCACTTTCCACTTCACTTTCCACAGTTTCCACATTTTCTGTCGGGTTGTCGTTGGTCTGGTCGGCTACGCCAGCGGTCACGCCGTTTTCAAACTCGTCCATAGGTTCCTCCGCGTACAACGCCCGCCGGCTAAATTTGTATAAAAAAAGCGCCTACCCTTTCGGGTAGACGCTTCTTTTATCGTAATTCCCCTGCCTTCCCCTGTGGGGGAAGGTGGCCCCGCAGGGCCGGATGAGGGCAAAGCAAATCTTATTGCCCGCCGTCATTCACCGGGTAACTCACCCTCTGCACCGCTTTCCCCGGTGCCAGCTCCCCCACAACCATCCCAAATCGCGGGCATTGCTTGCTTCGGCAGATAAATTTCAGCACCTCTGTGCTGGAATCCACGCGGCACTCCACGCCGCAAGTCTGGCATCTCATGCAGGGTTCCCCCATTTCTCAATCAGCATTTTGCGGTCTTTCGGGCTGGCGTTCTTGTAATCCTCGTACATGTCCGCCGTCCACGGCCTCTTTCGTATATTCACAGGTTTTTTCGCTGGGCTTGTCCACCAAACGCAAAAATAGCGTAATGCGTCCGGGTAATGCGTCAGGCCGTGCGGGTTCTTCGCATACACATCTGAGTTTTTATCATCCTTCTGTATCTTCGTCAGGCACGTCCACAAATCGCCCGGCTTGTAGAACGTCAGATACCCCTTCCCGCTCTTTTCGTCCTTGCGCAGCCATTGTTTCATAGCCGCGCATCCTGCCGGAAAGTCTCGGGAACTCTGCACCAACGGCAATCCCGCCTCGCTGAACAGCTGTGCGCGGCTCTTGCCGCTCTCCTGACTTCGGTTCCACAGGTCAGGTGGTGCAAGGTACATGTCTATCTCTTCCTCGGCAGAATCACGCAAAATCAAGTCTGCCGCTTCACCTATCGTCTTGTTCGGCCCGCCGTCCACCCGGTACACCGTTGCATGGCCCTGCGTGTCAACAGCAATCCAAAGCGCCGCCAACATATCAAGGCCGTAGTCAATCGTCACATAGCGTCTTAGCGCCCCTGTAGGCGGTGCATCTACCAAGTGGGTATCTTTGTCAAGCTCACTAAAAAAGCGCCCTCCGGGTGCGGAGAGCGCTTCTTCTTCAGTTGCAGGGTACTCCTGCATCGTTTTATCCTCGCCCAGCGCAGCAACAGTCTGTGCGTACCACTTCTCACTGCGGCGCGGGTCTGTGCTCCACGGCAAAAACAGCTTTGCAAAACCGTTGCCGGGGTTTGTGTAGATTTCCTCAAACAGTGTGCCAAGTTTGATGGTTGACAACCCGATGACCCGCCCGCCGAACGGTCTGTTGATAACCGGGTATGCCGCCTGCCAGATTTCCTCTGCGTACTGCTGGAATGCCCATTCGTCAATCACGATCAAGTCAGCGGTAAACGAACGGCCTGCCGCAGGGCTTGACGGGAACGCCTTAAACACGCTCTCCGGGCCGTCCGGCCACATCACAACCACCTGCATTGTGCTTTTGTAGAATACCGGCCCTGTCCAGCCTGCAACGCTGCCGCCCGGCGTGTCAACCTCTCGGATAAGCCCCGGCATGTACCGCAGTATCACCGCAAGGCGGCGCACAAGCTCTTTGGCCTCGTCCTCTGACCGGCTCAAGCCAATCGCAGTACGGCCTGTGTTCAGCGCCACAAGCCGCGCCACCTCTGCCAGCGCCAGCCATGTAAAGCCCAACTGACGCGCTTTCAGCACGCAAACAAGCCGGTTCTCGGCAAACACGACCAGAGCTTTTTTTTGCCCGTCCCACAGCGTAAACGGCTGTATCAGCTCGTCAGCGTCCTTGTCCTCAATGTGGCAATATGTTTCGCAAAAATACACCGGGTCTTTCCTGCACGCCTCGCGCTCAAGTTCCCGCATCTCTTCCAGCGTCAACACATCACCCCATTTCCTCAAAAATTCCCCATACCCGCCCTACCGGTTTATGCTATGCCGGTCTCACCCGTTGCGGGGAGCAAGTCCGCAACGTAGTTTAGCAGCACTTGTATTCCGCGCGCTTACCCGCGGTCTCTGCTTTGATGTTATGGGTTTCGGCGATGCGTAACTGCGTCAGTAACGGAGTCCGCACAAGCAGATGCCGAACGGTTTTCTCGATGTCACCGTCTAAACGTCCCCGAACTTCTCCGCTTTCAAAATCGGTGTGCAATCGGGTATGCGCCCTCTCGTTGTGGGCTGTGCACCGTCGCTGCTTCCAGTGTGTCAGGTTATCTATCGCGTTTCCTGCACCGGGCTTTCACCGGTGGGAGCGACCCAGCATGGAGCCACCGGCTGGAATTGAACCAGCATCTACCGATTACAAGACTGTTGCTCTGCCACTTGAGCTATGGCGGCAAATAAAAAAGCGCCCTGCCGTAGCAGAACGCTTTGTATCAATTTAATTCAATGCCCTCGATAGCCGCCCTCAGTTCGAGGATATGCAGGTATTGCCCCATCGCACTCTGCTGGTCACGCAGCACATCATAAGGGCTGGCGGGTTCCGGCACATAGACGGATAAATGTGCTCGCGTTCTCGCCTCGATTCCCGTGTTAAAAGTCTTTAGCTTTTCGTAACGAATCTTGGTCTGCTCGTACTCCGCAACGAAACGTCGCTTGTAATCATCGCTTGTCATGTCCTGAATAGTGTCGCGCAATTCTTTCATAACTAGCCTCCGCAGCTTTCATATTGTGGCCGCTGGGTCTTGAAGCGGACGGCCCTAGTCCCATAGTCAGAGGAGGTTTTCAAACTGACACCCGCGCCGTGAAACTCAAAATTTCAAAATTTTATTTTTTTAGGGAACCTTTGCTATTCCGGGTATAGTTCCCTCATAGGGGGGATATGTACTCTTGTTTCCTGCTTGCGATACAATCCCGCGTTTTGTTTCATTTCGCATGGATATTTGGGGCGGGGGAGAGAATTTATTTTTATGTTCGCTGGGGGAATGGACATATTCGTACCCAGCCGCGCTACCTATGAGCCCCGTCCTCCCCTTCATAGGGGGTACCCCCTCCCCCTGCTGCCGCCTGTCCTCTCCCGGCAGACCGCCACAAAAAAAATACCCCCGCCCGTCCTTCTTCATCTACAGCCCGTCCACGGTTTCCGCCTGCTGGTTCCGCCCAGCTCCGCACCGTTTCCGCCTGCTGCCGCGCTGTCACTGGCTACTACTTCGCTAAATACTTATTTAGCGAAACGTGAAATCACGTATTATCGCTCTTTTGCAACCGCTTCTGGATGTTCTGCATCAATTCTCTATCCGCATCGGTCACGGCTTCGGCTGTGATCTCCATCTGGTCAGCCGGTTTGTCTCCCGCAGAATCGCGCACGAACACCGCCGCTTTGACGTCTCCGGCCTTCGCTTTCGCCGCCATCGCAACCGCGATTGATTCATATAAAGTTATAGGCTTTCCCCTCTGCTGTGCCATCTCTTGCACAGTTTGGGCTAGTTCCTCATCTTCCAAGCCTTCCACGCTGTCCGGCTGCTGTAGCAGGTCGCTATATATCTCCTTAATCGTTCGGCGCTTCTTCTGGGCTTCAACGCTGGCCTTCTGTCCTGCCTGCTGAATTTCCCGCCTTCGTTCCGGCTCCATATCCTTTATTGCTGTACCTGGCCGCAGATTCGCAATGCTGGCCGGGTTCATCCTGTTTCCGCGCTTATCTACGAGTTCTCCGCGTTCTGCTGCTTGCCTGGCCTTTTCGACTCCTGCGATTGCCTTGCGGGTCACTTCTCCAAGCTGGACGGCCTGCGCCGCCTTCTTTTCTGCCATGTTGCCGCCCTCCTTTTATAGCAACAAAAAAAGCGCCCAGCGGTAAAGCTGGACGCCCGAAACCTATTTTTTGCGTTACAACGTTAAAACTGTATAATGAGTGAGCCCCGCCGCGGAAGCTCGCTTCCTCGCGTGGTTCGCTCATTATACACATTTTAGCATGCAAGTGCGATTTTGTCAAGTGTTTTTCGGCTTATCGTGATTTTCTCGTTGCAGTCTTGCATCTACTGCCGCCAGAATATAGCCGTTCACGCTCTCCCCGGCTGCTGCTGCTGCCTGCTGGATGGTTTCCGCCGTTGTCGGCTGCATCCTCACTGTAATAGTTTTAAGCTTTGCCAAATAACGCGCATTCCCGGCCCGCTTCGCATCGCTGGACATTCTGCGCACCTCCTTTTGTATAGTACACACATTATAGCACAACGCGCCGAATCATGCAAGCATGTACAAAATGCACAAATTCATGCTAGCAGAACTGTGCAATGCTCCAAACTTCATGCTAGCATGTTGACATAGTGCATGCTAGCATGTATAATAAAGCCATCGAAACAAGAACAGCCGCCCAGCGGCCCACACAGGAGGAAACAACATGACTACCACATATAAAACCTATAAATGGTTCAACCCCCGCCCCTGCACCATCACCGAAGGCACCGCAATGTATAGAGACCTCGCCAGCAAGCACCACCCCGACCACGGCGGCAGCGTTACCGACATGCAGGAGATCAACGCCGAGTGGGACGAACTGAAGCCCACGCTTCCCCGCTTCTGCAGCGAGCAGGCCAAGCAAGGCCGCCAGCAGTACCAGCAGACCAAAGCGGCAGAGGATGCCGCCAAGTCTGCGCAGGATGCAGAGGCCGCCAAGATGGCCGAAGAACTGGCCAAGTGCCCGGGCCTGAAGTTCGACGTTGTCGGCTCCTGGATTTGGGCCGACAGTAGCCACAAGTGGTTGCACACCCTTGAAAAGCTCGGTTTTCGCTGGTCTGCTAACCGCTGCAAATACTACTGGCACCCGGCAGGCGACAGCAGCCGCCGCAACCGCCGCGCATCTTATGAAGAAATCTACCAGAAGTACAACGGCACCAGCTACCAGACCCGCAGCCGCGAAACGATCCCCGCCTGATACCTTGAGCCGCCGCACAGTAAAGCGACGGCATCCCACTACTAAAAAAGAAAAGGAGCAAAAGGCAATGACTAGAGAACAGATTTTAGAATGGTGCGAGGAGCGCGTAACACTGCCGTTTTCCTATGACGACGGCGGTTATACCTCGACAAGTTCCCACCACGTCCGCGAATGGCCGAACGGTGACCGCTACGAGTACCGCAGCACCCAGGACCGCAACACCAACATAGAGACGATCACCGTAAAAATCAACGGTGAAACCGTCTTGACTGATACCTCTAAATGCTGAAAGGAGCAAACAACCATGAAAACCCTACACCACACCGAAACCACCTGGCAGGGCCGCAAGATCATCATCGACGCGGCAGACCTCACCGCCGAATATGGCTATATCGAAGTAATGGCCATGTACCCCGACGGCCGGGAAATTGAGTGTTACCACACCCACGACCCGGAGGATGCCCGCCTGATGTTCAACCACTACTGCGACCTGGCCGCTGACCGGCCCACCGCCGACACCTACACCCGCGCCGACTGGCACCGAGACGGAACGCTGCGCCCGCGCAAGGGCCAGGCCATCACGGCGGAAGTTTACAACGAGATGTTAAACCGCGCCCCGACTTGTAAGCTGCCCCGCGACCTGCGTGGCGACTGGCAACGTGGCTATGTGATGACGGAGCCTTATAGCCAAGACGAGGCCGGCAACCTCTTGTATATGGCCTTCGTCGCCGACGGCCTGCGGCACTTCTATTATGGACTTGTACGCCTCTGATGCTCTCGCAGGGCTGCACAGCGTAAAGCAGCCCCGCCCCATAACCCTAACACCGAAAGGAGCTAATATAATATGATTACCGGCATCAAGTACACCGAGACCCCGAGCCCCCGCCGCACCTGCTACACCTTCGAGGGCCTGACCCCACGCGGCGAGCGCCTGCAGGTGGAGTTCTCTGCACACATCAACGACGGCAGCAAGCACGACCTCTGCCAAGTCTGGCACAAGCACGGCTACACCGCCGCCCCTCTGCCGTCTTACTGGTGCGTTGACACCTGCGCCACTGATTCGCACGGCATGAGCTGGCGCCGCTACGACCCCACCGCCAAGCTGCACGAAAGCGGCAAGCGCCTTGTCATCGACTTCGACTGGATGTTGCCCGCCACGCCTGCCAACCGTCACAAGATTCTGGCCGAGATCATCCGCCGCGCAAACAAGGAGGTCTAACCCATGAAGAAAGCATTTGCCGCCATCATCATTGCCGCCGCGCTGGCGGCATCCTTCGCCGCCGGATGCCGTGCCACAATGTTAAGCGCTCGCCTGGTTTCCGCCTCCGACAGCGCCCGCCTGCATCCGTCCTACGTGATTTCCTATCGCTTCGGCCCTCTTTGGTTCAATGAAATCTACGATTGAATATCGGCCCGCACTGTGCTACACTAAAACCATACAAAAAATAGGAGGTTCCATCATGACTGAACCCATTAAAAACGTTGGCTTTTTCTTCGAGTCCCGTATTCCCGTCTACTTGCTTAACGGCCACTACTACGCCGCCGACGGCTGGAACGGTGAGGAATATCTCGGCAGTTGGGAGGTCGCCGAGTTTAAACACGGCACCGGCTACGGCGTCAAGCCCGGCACGGACTGCACGTTGCGCCCCGTCTACGCTTTCCAAGCCGACGGCATCGACCCGGACAGCATCGACGAGGCATCCCAAGAATTTGAGGACGCCATTCAAATTGTTGGCTTCGATATTTGTTAAAACATTCTGCCCCAGCGGGAGCTTCCCGCTGGTATTTTTTTGCACCAAATTCGCACCAAAATTCCCATAATACGGATTACAAAACGTGTCTGCACCATGAATGCACCAGAAAAAATATTCATTTCCAAGCATTTTTGAACGTTTTGGAACATAGAAAAAGCAGCTAAACAACGTCGTTTAGCTGCTTTTTCTCGGCTTATCGCCAATATTCATTTTGGAGCGGGATACGAGTCTCGAACTCGTTTCATTCCTCGATATACCGAAGCATTTTGTGTATACACACCTTTTTCGCACCAGGCCTAAAATTTAAAACTTTCACAAATCCGATTTAAAGGACACTCTCCAATTTTTGCCTTGCGTCCTCTATCATCTTCGGTTTAATTGATAAATAGACATCATGTATCATCTTCGCATTGGCGTGGCCTACCAGCTGAATGGCTATTTCCTCCGGCACGCCGCCCATCGCCAGCATGCACACATACTCATGCCGGAACTGATGGCCGCAGACGGGCACCTTCCACACGTTATATTTTACCGTTTCAACTCTTCCGCGCCTGTGGGCCTGCTTGGTTTTCGGGACGGCTTCGGCCATTCCGTACTTCCGCCAGAACCGCGCCCATAGCACATCATAGCCTTTCCTCGTTATCGGCTTTGTATCCAGGCCAACTATGTATGTGTCTTTCGGCATCTTCCGCACTGGCTGCAGCGCATCCCGCAGCATCGACAGCAGCGGCACTTCCCGCACGCCCGCCGGAGTTTTTGTGTAGTCGTGAATCTCCGGCTCGTTGCCCTTGTGGGTCACAGTTTTATAAATGCGGATTGTGTTCTTCTCAAAATCTATATCTTTCAACTGTATAGCGCACATTTCGCCGCGCCGCTCTCCCGTGCACAGATAGGCCACCGGCAACAGTGCATCCGGGTCTAGGTAGTTGTCCTTCACAATCTGCACTTCTGCCTCTGTGGGCGGCTTTCGCTTTTGTTTCGGCAGCCCGCGCGGCATCTTCGTCTGTACCGCCGGGTTCCAGTCCCCGCGCCACTTGGGGCTGTCTATCCAATACTGATAGATGTTGTTGATAACAGTTTTTTGATTGCTTACTGTCGTAGCGGCGCGGCCTTCCATTTCCGGCCCGCGCAGAAACTCGGCGATCATGTATGGCTGAATCTCCCGCATTCGGTACTCGCCGAACGCTTCTTTCGCCCTGGCTACAGCTGGTAAATAACTGCGCTTCGTGCCGTCTTTCATGCCTTCCACAATAGCCCGATACTCGTCGGCAATGACCGCGAACAACTCACCCGCGTTCTGCCTTTCTTCCTGTTGGCGTTCAAGCTCGGCCTGTTTGTCCTGCGCCGCCCGGATTTTCCCCCAAACATCCGCAGGAGTCTTGCCGGAGAAAGTTTTCCACTTTTCCCCAATCATTTCTTTTCGCTGATACCGCCCATCCTTGCGCAGTATCAGCCCATCGGCTGAATTTTTTCTCATGTTGACAACCCCATTTCAGTTATATATAATAGGGCTGTCGGCTTATGTCGACAACCCTTTCCCCTTGCCGGTGCTTGTCCCACCGGCAGGGGCTTTTTTTATTTACTCGTAAAAATTATACTCGCCCTCATCGTATAGCAACTGTGAGCCGTCCTTTAGGCAATACCGCTTTCCCTCATATACAATATATGCTCCATCTGTTTCCTTGCCACACACAGGGCAATATCTAGATGTTTTCAAAAATGTAACGGGGATAAAGTATAATGCTATTACAACAACTATTGTAATGATTAGCCATCGCCGTTCTGTATTCTTTGCAAAAAACTCTGTTTTAGCAAAAGATTCAGAAAATGACAGTGAGCCAAAGCACAAAAAGAAAAGCAGCACAAAGTAGCCAACCCATTCAAGCACATAAGTTAAAATGCCGTTTAACAAACTGCCAACAAGATAATCTTGATTGCTGGCAAATACGGCTGCAACCATTGCCAATATGCACATTGCCCCAGTTTGTATTTCTGTAGGAATATATTTCCCCGTCTTTTCTTCCGGTTCCGGTCTGTAAACCTCGCTGTACATAGTTAATACCTCACAAATCCAACCGACCCAATCGACACATCAAGCACCAGCATCACGCCGACAACTACTATCATCACGATCAGCAGTCGCCACAGCTTCCGCATCCATTGTTGTTTCTGTTCCAATATGCCGTTTATACTGCGCAGCTGCCGTTCCTTGTCTGCGATCAGTTTCTCGTATAACTCCCGTTCGGTCATCGTCACGGGCTTGTCGTTCGGCTCGTCTACGATGCCCGCCATCACATCAAGGCTCCCATGCAGCGCTTTTACAATGGCTGTAACATTGGCAAATGTCGGGCAGTCTGTTGTGCCGTTTAAAATTCTCGATAATGTCCCCTGCGGTATGTCAGTCAATCTCGCAAGTTCTGCTTGCGTGATATTTTCTCGCTCCATCAGCGTTTTTATGTACGACGCATCCAAGCCCATTCACCCCCGTAAGCTGATATATTCCGTCATGTATCGCATTTTCTTTTCTGGTCGTTTACACATTTTGACAAAAAGCCTATTGTGAGTGCAGTACACTTTTAACAAAAGGAGCTGCAATATGTGCATCATGCCAAACAGACCGCCCGCCCATCACGGCAGAGCCAGAAAGAGAAAGCGTCCGATAATTCGTACTGCAAAATATTGACAACCGTTTTGTTTAATATGTCAATGGAATACAACCGCAGGTTGTGCTATAGTTGTATCAGTCATTTGAGGAGGAAATTGAATTATGGAAAATGCAGAGTTGAAATTATCGCTGATTCGTGACATAATGAAATTGACAGACAAACAGCTTGAATACATACTCAACAATTTAAAAGGAGGTCTCCTCCATGCAAATTTGTGACCCTGTTCTTTCCGCCATTACGGTTTACACGCTGTCCTTTGTGCTCTTTGCGCTCATGTTCGCATATATCGGTGTTTTTTTCTACGATCCTGACGGAGAAAATAAACTAAGCAAAATTATTGTCTACGGCTACCTTTTCTGTTGGTTTTTGGTTTTGCCGCTCTCTGTGTTGGGTTATATATTTACACTGGCCTAAGATGGTTCGATTCATAATTTATAATTGTAATCAGCCGATTCATCTTTTCAGCCTTTTGTAAATATAATTCACACGGCGGCATTTGCCCAGTCTGCGCAATCTTCCATATGTCAAGGGCGCTTCCTGTCGCGTCCTTGACATCATCCGCGTACTTTTCCGGCAATGCAGATTGCAACAATAAGGCCGCGGATGTAAGGCGCTGCATATTCTCCGGCGTTCCCGCCGCGTAAGATGCTGCCGTAAAATACTTTCTTGCGGCAGTACGCACATAGTCCAGCCGCTTATCATTGCGGTATTTATACACGGCTGCAACGCTTGGCAAAATTCCGGCAAGGATTGCAATTATCAAAGCAAGAACAGCTATAAAATCTGGCGTAAGCATCACTTCACCAGCTTTTTTGCCTTGTCCACCAGCTCCTTTACAAAAAGGAGCTGATTTTCATTCATATCCAAAATACTGCTTATTAGTTCCCGCTGTGCAGGCGTGGCCTGCGCCAGCGCTTTTTCAATCTCGCTCTCGGCATCACTGCCGGGGGCGTTTTCTTTTTCTGCGTTTAAAAGGTAGTCAACTGTTACACCAAAGTATTCGGCTATTTTCTTAAGGTTTCTTTCGTAGGGTATTTTCCCATCTTTCCATCCTGTTACCGTACCAGTTGACTTGAATCCAATTTCTGCCGCAACTGCGTTCGGTGATTTTCCGGCGCGGTCACACAGCAGTACAAAATTATCCCAAAACATACAAATTACTGCACCTCATTTTGTGCAAGCCTACAACATTGAGAAGATTGAGTTTTTCCTATTGCAAGTTTGAGAAGAATGAGATATAATCATAGTATACAAACAAGCAAAGCAAAAGCCAAGCCCCATGTTTCAGCGGCTTACCAATGATTTCTGACAACTTCATTATAACTTTGGCTCTCTTGTCTGTCAATGAGATTATCTCATTATTTCATTTCGGGAGGTGAGATTTATGGCATTTGCACAGGCCCGCCAGAAAGCAGGTCTTTCCCAAGCGCAGGTAGCAAAGGAACTCGGTTTTGATCAGTCGGCTGTATGCCGCTGGGAAACCGGCGAGAACATGCCCCGCGCCGCATCGCTCGTCCTTATAGCTAAGCTCTACGGCTGCACCGTAGACGAACTTTTAAGAAAGGAGTAACCCGCCATGCCCCGTGAAAAACCCCTCTACCGTGACACCCTTGTCACCGTCCGTGCCCGTGCTGCCGAGCTTTACCCCGGTGAGATGCTTTTCGGCCCTGGAAAGGTCGCAAAGATTCTTGGCCGCTCCCGCGGCTGGGTCTGGATGCACTATGGCAGCATCCGCAATTTGACCTGTGAACAAATCGCAAGCCTTATAAGCTGACTGACCGCAACGGCTTTGCCCCGCAGCGCGTGGCACGGCACAGCGAGGGCTAAGTAAAGTTCCGCATAGAACAGCAAAGGCATAGCTCAGAACAGCTTCTCAAGGAAAAGGCAACGTTATGTTGTGCAAAGATACGCAGTGGCTACGCATACCATGGAATGGATCGGCCAAGCGACGGCAAGGCGCTGCTGTGAACCGAGTTGCAAAGCAACGGCATTGTAGTGTGAAGCGCAGCCTATCCCCGCATCAGCATAGCTCGGAATAGCTGCGCAAGGCAGAGGCAAAGCCCTGCACAGATACGCAACGGCAAAGCATTTCCCGGTATGGTTCAGCCAAGCAACGGCATTGCTTCGTTCAGCTTTGGAATGGCGCGGCACGGCATTGGCCCCGAAAAGCAACCGATTTTATTTAAAAAGGAGACAACCACCATGAAAGTAAAAATCACCATTTTGGAAGAAGTTCTCGGTTCTTCCCCCAGCAATGAAGAACTTCTCGCAACTTACATTGCCAGCAAGGCCCCCACCGGCGACCTCACCGCCGAAGAAGTGGACAACATCAAGGCCCAGAACGCCGAAGACCGCGTCACCGTTTTTCCCAAAACCGCCGACGGCACGCCGTTCCTGTATGACTATCAGGTAAAGGGCATGTTCAAGGACAGCTGCAAAATGCTTGCCAAAGCTGGCAAGGCTGGCTATGCAGGCGGCAAGGCTTGCGCAGCCATCAAGGCATACAAACAGGCAATTGATGGCTTGATTTTCGTTACCCCGCGCGAGATTCCCTACGACCTGCACGGCATGAAGGTTGATTTCTGCGAGCGCCCCCTGCGGGCGCAAACTCCGATGGGCGAACGTGTCAGCATCGCAAAGTCGGAGAGCGTTCCCGCAGGTGCAACAGCAGAATTTGAAATCGAATGTCTTGACCCTAAGCTTGAGGATATGGTTCGTGAGTGCCTCGACTACGGCACAAAGCGCGGCCTTGGGCAGTGGAGAAACAGCGGCAAGGGCCGCTTTGAATGGGAGGAAATCAAAGAATGATGACCAAAACAAAAACGCCGCCCCGGTGCACCACCACCGGAACGGCAAAAAAACAGAGCATCGCAAAAAGCTCTAACTGTATTGTATCACTGAAACGCGCTGCCGTCAAGCTGGCAATCACCGCAGATTTGGTGCTGCTGCTGGCTGCGCTCGGTTCTCTCAACATCCCCGCCACCCTCGCCGCCCTGCTGGCGCTGAATCTGCTGTGTGGACTGTATTTCAAGGAGGCATCCAGCCATGAAGAAATTTGAACTTACCGCCGAATTTGTAACGAACGTTTTCGGGAAGAAGCTGTTCCGTATTAAGGCTCTCGTCGCTTTTGGCAACGTCAAGAAGGGAGAACTCGGCGGATTTATTGAGAAGGAAGATAACCTCTCCCACTCCGGCAATGCGTGGGTCTCCGGCAATGCGCAGGTCTACGACAATGCGCAGGTCTACGACAATGCGCAGGTCTACGGCAATGCGAAGGTCTACGGCAATGCGCGGGTCTCCGGCAATGCGCGGGTCTCCGGCAATGCGCGGGTCTCCGGCGATGCGTGGGTCTCCGGCAATGCGTTGGTCTACGGCGATGCGTGGGTCTCCGGCAATGCGTTGGTCTCCGGCGATGCGCGGGTCTACGGCAATGCGCAGGTCTCCGGCGATGCGCAGGTCTACGACAATGCGCAGGTCTACGGCAATGCGCAGGTCTACGACAATGCGCAGGTCTACGGCAATGCGCAG